CGGGAATTAATAAACAAATCACTGCTACAGCCGCAGAGGGCCAATGGGTAGACTGTGATAATGTTCGTTTTAGATATCTATTTCCTGAAAAAATAGGTGGTTGGAAACAACTTGGTGCTGATAACATAACAGGTGCTGTTAGACAAATGCACCAATTTACAAATAGCGAAGGTAGAAAATATACTATCATAGGATCAAATAGAATTTTATATGCATACTCAGGTGGTGTGTTCTATGATATACACCCAATTAAATCTACAAACACTCTTACAAATGCATTTAGCACGACCAATGGATCAACAACAGTTACAATAAACTTCTCTAGCGATCACGGTATCACAGCTGGTGATATTGTATTGTTAGATAATTTTTCAACTGCAACTAATTCTGACTATGCAGCAGCTAATTTTGATGACATAAGATTTATGGTCACAACGGTGCCATCATCAAATACGATTACAATTACCATGCCATCAGCAGAAACAGGATCCGGTGCCTCACAATCTGGTGGTATAAGAGTTCAACATTACTTTAGAGTGGGACCAGATGTTCAAGCAGCAGGTTTTGGTTGGTCACTTGGTTCTTGGGGTGGAAAAGAAGTAGGAGCTTTTACTACAGTTTTATCCTCAGATATATCATCTTCTTCTACAAGCATCACACTAAATGATGCATCACAGTTTCCATCGTCAGGCACAAACTTTATACAAATAGGCACTGAAGAAATATCTTACACAGGTATATCTACAAACACACTTACCGGTGTAACAAGAGGTGTAAGAAACACAACAGCAGCTTCTCACTCTGCAGGAGCCACGGTTACAGATACTTCAAACTTCGTAGCATGGGGTGAGGCAGCATCTGGTGACTTAGTCATTGAGCCTGGTGCATGGGCCATTGACAATTTTGGTGATAAAGCAATTTGTTTGGTTGTAGATAACGAATGCTTTGAATGGAACTCTGCTGCAACAAATGCAACAGATTCAAGAGCAACGATTATATCTGGTGCGCCTACTGCATCAAGACACATGCTTGTATCCACACCGGACAGGCACTTAGTATTTTTTGGCACAGAAACAACCATTGGTGATAAGACTACACAAGATGATATGTTTATTAGATTCTCTGCAGTTGAGGATATTAACACGTATACACCTACAGCAACCAATGACGCCGGCACACAAAGATTGGCCGACGGATCACGGGTAGTAGGAGGAATTAGAGGTAGGGATGCGATATATGTTTATACAGATACAGCTTTATTTTTGATGCGTTTTGTTGGTCAACCGTTTACATTCGCTTTCGTACAAGCAGGAACAAACTGTGGTTTAGTTGGTAGAAATGCAGCTGTTGAAGTAGATGGTGCTGCATATTGGTTTTCAGAAAATGGTTTTTTTAAATATGCTGGTGCTCTTGAATCATTACCTTGTTTGGTAGAGGACTTTGTTTATGATGATGTTAATATTGATACTGGTAACCAGATGATAGCTGCAGGACTTAATAATTTGTTTGGTGAGGTTATGTGGTTTTATCCAACAGCAAACTCACAAGTTGTTAACAGAATGGTTTGTTATAATTATCAAGACTCATCACCACAAAGACCTATATGGACAGTGGGCACGTTAGCTAGAACAGCTTGGGCTGATTCTTCTGTATTTGGTAAACCACATGCCATGGAGTATGATGCTGATGGTGTTGAACCTGCCACTTCGTCAACATATGTGCAAGGTAATACGGATGGTATCACCACATACTATCAACATGAAACAGGCACAGATCAGGTTAAAGGTGGCACAGTCACAGCTATTCAAGCAAATATATTATCTGGCGATTTTGATATTACACAAAGAACGGCCAGAGGTGCAACCACAGGAACTGCAGACATTAGAGGCGATGGTGAATTTATTATGAAGATAAGAAGATTTGTTCCTGACTTTATATCTCAAACTGGTAACACACAAGTAACATTAAACTTAAGAAATTTTTCTAATGATGCTGCTTCTAGTTCTTCACTAGGACCTTTTACTGTAACGTCATCAACTAGCAAAGTAGATACTAGAGCTCGAGCGAGAGCTGTGGCGTTAAAAATAGAAAATACAGGAACATCACAAGATTGGAAACTTGGCACGTTTAAATTAGATATACAACCGGACGGGAGAAGATAATGGCTTTACCTTTTGGATCAATAGGACAATTAGCATTAGGCAGTTTAGTTTCTCGAGGTGCAGATAGATTATTAAATCCAGATAAATATAATAGAGATTTAATTGATAGACTAACTATGGGTGGTTACACTGGAGAAGGCACAGATGAAGATGAAAAAGATAAAGGACCGAGAACTTTAGGTGGCATAGCTAAACAAGGTATAATGAGTTTATTAGCGCAAGCTGTTCTTGGGCCCGTGTTAGGACCACTAGCTTTAACTTTAGGTCAAAACTTTTTAGATAAAAGACGAGAAGAAGGATTAGGTTTTAGTCCTTTTGGAGGTGATGGACCATCAGGTCCATCCGGTATCGTAGCCAATAAAGCTATAACATTAGACGGTGACATAGTTGATGTTGGTTCTGAAGAATATTACGACGATTTAGATAAAAGAGATGAAGAGTTTGAAATAACTGGAGACTATGATGTTTATTCTAACACAGTAACGAGGGGACCAACACAACCTACTTTTGATCCAAATAAAGATTATTATACGGGCAGTGATGAAGAGGATAAAGATAACGAAGGCGGAGCTACAACAACAACGACGTCAGTATCGGACTACTCACCAACGATGCAGGACCCTGATCCTGCTAATGGATCAAATGACACAACTACAACTACAAGCGATGCTCCTGCTTATGATTTCGCTAGAGGAGGACTGGCAAGTTTATATAGATAATGGCAAAGATAGTACAAGTATTAACAAGACCTAGTGAGACGTATAAACAATCTGTAGCTGATGCACAGGTTAGGGACCTTGATGGTATTATACAAAAACTAAACACAACGTATCAACAAGAATTAAAAGATGAGATGGAAGCTTCAAACTTCTTTTTAACATAATGGCAAATAGTTTTATAAATAAAAAAGCAGATCTAACAACGACAAATCTTACAACAGTGTATACAGTACCATCGTTTAAAACATCTGTGATAAAATCAATTTTAGTATCTGAAGATGCAGGGTCAGGGGCTAATATAACAGTGACTTTGGTGGACGCATCGTCTAATATATTTAGTCTATTTAAGAGCAAAACTATATCTTCAAATACTACTGTGGAGCTTTTGACACAGCCTCTTGTTATGGAGGCTAGCGAGGCTTTAAAAGTCCAAGCCAGTGATGCAAATGAGCTGCATGTAGTGGTTTCAATATTAGAAATAGAACCAAGAGAGGTAACAACATAATGCAAACAATAAAGCCAGAAAAGATAATAACAACCATATCTAACCTTAAAACGGGTGAGGTATATAAATCAGAGGATGAATGGAAGACAAAAGGCGTGCCAGAAGCTGACATTAGAAGAGATGTTAAGGTAATCATGCCTGCGCTTGATTTGTTCCCTAAAACCAAGTAATGTATAATAACCATGAGTATATTTCGAAAAATTAAAGATAAAATAGTCGACGATCTCATTCCAAATGAGTTGAAAAGCCCTGCAGGTGCGGCTGCAGCAGCTTTAGCTGTTGATCAATTTGGTATACCTCTACCAGGTGGTTCAAAATTTGGTGGTAAAAAAGTGGTCACTGGACCTCTCACAGATATTTTACTTGGCAAACAAACTCAAGCGGGAGAAAGAGGGATTACTAGAGAGGGTGGTATTTTAGGTGGTATAAAAGATATTTTAAGCACACCTGTAGGTAGTAAAGATAAAAAAGATAACAAAAGTTCTACGATAGGCAGCACACTTTTAAGTGGTATTTTATCACCACAAGTTGTCGTGCCTTTAGCTTCAGGATTACTAGCCGGTGCCTTTACAAAAGATGAAGATGACCCAGCATTTACAGGTCAAGATGTTGGATTAAATTTAAGAGATATAAGAAGACTTGCAAATATTTCAGACCCTGCAACAGGACAAGCTATTGGATTAAGTTTTTTACCTGATGTTGAGGCTAGAAAATTTACACCAGCACAAATGGCAGCTTTGTATGAAACTGTTGATCCTGAAGTATTTACCGAAGAAAGAACGCCCGCTCAAGGTGGTGGTATAATGGGTGATCAAAAAGATTTTGAAGAATTTTTACAAGACATGAAAGAAAGAGACATGAATATGATGCACGATCAAATTATGAGAGACTTTCAAGAATATATGAAAAGAAAAAGAATGATGGATAATTTACCAGAAGCTAAAGAAGGTGGACTTATGAAAATGGCTGAAGGTGGCATGATGAACATGGGTGGTATGGAAATGGATTTAAGAGGCGGTGGTTTTGTACCAATGGGCAAAGCAGAAAAAGCTGACGATGTACCAGCAAGACTATCTAAAAACGAATTTGTATTCACTGCAGATGCAGTAAGAGCAGCGGGCGGTGGAAATATTGACAAAGGTGCTGACAAGATGTACGCAACAATGAAAGCACTAGAAAATAAGGTAGCATAATGGCAGTAACAAGAACATTAACACAAGCACCAGAATTTTTAACGGATCTGTCAAAAGATTACGCAACACAATTAGTTGGTCTTACATCTGTACCATTAGATACAGCCAGATTTGCACCACAAGTTGCAGCACAAGATCCTTTACAAACACAAGCGGCAGTTTTAGCACAAGCAGGTATTGGATCATACCAACCTTTTTTACAACAAGCACAAACTACATTATCGGGAGCACAAGGTTTATTAGGAGCAGGTGCGGGCACAGGAGCTGGCACAGTTTCTGATTTTATGTCTCCATTTCAATCACAAGTTATAGATACAACACTTGCAGAGTTTGACAGAAATAGAGCAATACAAGAACAAAGAATTAAAGATCAACAAGCACAATTAGGTGTTCTTGGTGCTGGTAGAGCTGGTGTGCAACTAGCAGAATTTGGCTCTGGAGCAGATAGAGAAAGAGCTTTATTACAAGCAGGATTATTACAACAAGGTTTTCAAGACGCTGTAGGTAGAAGACAACAAGATTTGTCAAATAGATTTAATATCTTTGAAGCACAAACAGGATTAGCTGGTGCGATACCTTCGTTACAAAGAGCAGATATTGCATCATTGGGTCAGGTGGGCGCCGCTCAACAGTTGCAACAACAAAGAATTTTAGATGCTCAACAAGAAGCAAATAGATTACAAGCGTTTGAACCACAAACTAGATTAGATACTCTTGGCAGAGGTATCACGCAATTGATATCTGGATATCCAGGTCAAAGCACACAAACACAAACACCAGGTCTATCAAAACTTGAAACAGCTCTTGGAGTTGCCTCTACAATAGGAAGTTTATTTAGACCGCAAAGATAATATGAGTAGAATATTAAAAAGACCAATGTTTAGAATGGGTGGTAGCACAGAGAATGTGGGTATCATGGATGGTATGAGACAACGTTATCAAAAAGGTGATAGAGTGGATCAAATATTATCTGAATTAGACAAAAGAGCACCAAGAGTTGGTCCTGACGTTTATGACTTTCTTCAAAATTTTGGTTTAAATATTTTATCAAACCCATCACAAGGTAATATATTTCAAACAGCTGCAGTAGCTGCAAGAGAGCCTGCTATGATGCTTCAACAAGGTAGAGCTGCTAGAGCGGCAGAAAGAAGACAGATCGCTGCTAGTGTATTAGCGGGTGAAAGAGAGTTTGAACAAAAGAAAGAATTATTAGGAATGGAAATAGAAGGTAGAAAAACTGATCAAAGAACAGAACTAGCTATGAAAGAATTTCCAAACGACCCAATGAGTGTAGCTAATGCTAAATACGATATTCTTACAAACACACCAGGTATAAACACTCAAGCACAATTTTTACCGTCTGATGCAAAGTCTAGAGTTGCAACATTAAAAACAGGAGCTTTTAATCCAGGTACAATCTTTGTAATTGTTAATGATGCAGGTCAACTAATAAATAGTCCATCCGTATCATCTAGTGGTTACGTTAGATTTGATGGCTTTGATGGTAACACGCCTTTACTAACACCAGTTAAACTAGAAGGTGGTCAGTTTGTTCCAATATCTAAGGCCATAGCGCCAGAAGAAGATATGCCGGACATGAAGCCGATGCCAAGTTTCGGGATTGATATAGACGACCCACAACCATAGGAGGATAAATGGTCAAGACATATGATCCTCTTGCCGGACCAGAGTTAAACAACGACGCAAACTTTTTTCTTGCAGGAGCTGCAGGTATAGCATCAGGATTAATTAAAGTTCCAGAAGGAGTCTTTTCTCTTGCAGCAGAGCTCTTGGACCTCGGAGCAGGGACCGATGTAGCTGCGGATGTAGAAAAATTCTTTGATCAGATCAACCCCTTTGAAGAATATGCCCAAAGAAAGGCTATAGGTAAGCTTACAGAGGCGTTTACGCAAATAGGTATACCAGGTGGCGTAGGTTTTAAATTAGGGCAAAAACTAGCTGATAGAGCGTTTAAGACAAAAGCAGCTGGTAATATGGTAGATTTTAAAAACCCTAATCTACAAAAAGCAATAAAGAAAACTGAAGAATTAAATAGTAAGGCAGGTTACAAAAGATTTGCTGCAGGTGTGGCTGGCGGTGCAGCTGGTGAAGCTTTTGTAGCAGATATAGAAAAAATAGGTTCGTTTGGAGATTTATTCGGTGGACCTACAGGCATAGATAGAGAAGAAGATCCTACAGCAAGAGGTGAGGCTTTGCGTAAATTATTAAATAGAGTTAGATTTGGAACAGAGGGTGTATTGTTTACACCATTTGCGTATGGTGTTGGTAAAGGTGTTAAAGAATTAGCAAAGAGAGGAAAAGATTTAGCTTATAGTGACAGTCAATTTTTAAGATTAGTAGATAAATTAGGTGGTGCTTTTAGAGCTAGAGGTAGAAAACCACAAGAAATATTTGAAGCTAAGATGAAACAGTTTGGTAGAAAAATGGGTGATGCTAAAACTGCAGAGGGTATTGTAGGTAAATTTACACAACAGATTGATAGGATGTTTGCACCAACATCAAGAATATTTGACAAGTCAATGCAAAAAGAAAAAGATCAATTTTTAGGACAACTTGATGAAGCGTTGTTTAAAGGTAATTTAAGAGCAGATGTTGATGTGGATCTATGGAGTAAAGTATCTGAAACCATGGCAAAGAAAAAATCTAGCAAAGAAGACATACAAAAAATGTACGATGCCTTAAAAAGTGCAAGAGGTGGTTTTGTAGAATTATTAGATTTTGTTAAAAGAAGAAGTTCACCAGATCAAGTTGATGTAAATGTGAATCAATTAGAAGAAATTATGGGTGACCGTGTAAAACAATACATCGGTAATACATATAAAATATTTGAAGAAAAATCCATTCTACCTTTTGCAAACTACGAGCCAACAGAAGAGGCTATGCAAAAAGCAACAAAATTATTTCAAAGGTACGCTAGATTTACTCAAAGAAACAATAAAGTTGTCAGTGAGTTACCAGAACAAGAAGCAAGAGCTATGGTTAGAAACGTATTAGAGAGTGTTCCTAAAACAAAACCAAAAGGTGAGCTACCAGCTTTTAAATATATAAATCTTACAGCAGGTGCAGATACACCAGACGTATTAAAAACATTTGCTAGAACAGTAACAAAAGGTAGATTTGCTAGAGATCCAGAGGGTAAAACTGCAACTGTTATAGGTAAAGGCAGTAAAGTTTTTAGAGAACTATTTGGTGAAATAAAAGACCCTAGGTACTCTGTGTTTAACGCTATGACAAAACTATCATCCATAGCTAGAACAACACAATTTTTTGGTGATTTAAAATTAGTTAATGATGATCTTATAAAAAGAGGATCAAGAGGATTTTTCTACACAAACAAATCAGATGCTATTAGAAATTTACCTAATCAAGAAATAGTAGAGTTAGATGAATTTTTAGATCCGTTTATGAAAAGCGGTAAGATTGTTAATCCATTAAAGGGCACATTTACATCTAGAGACATAGCAGAGGGTGTTGGTAATGCAGGTTTAGTTAGTTCATTTTTTAAAGGTCTTAGAGGTGAAAGAGCAGGAGCAACACTACCAGAAAAAACTATAGCTTTTGGATATAGAAATATGATTTTATTTCCAAAGGGAATATCACAACTAGCAAAAACAGTTTTGTCTATACCCACACATTTACGTAATTTATTTAGTGCTGGTGCCTTTGCAGGTGCAAACGGAACATTGTTTGAAAATCCTGCAAGAATAAAAGAAGCTTTTACAGAATCTTTTGGTGCTCTACAGGTAGGCACAAGAGGTGATGAAGCAAATAAAGTGTATAGAGAGTTACTAGAGTTGGGAGTTGTAAACTCACAGGTTCAAATAGGAGATCTTAAAAATTTATTACGAGATGTAAAGTTTGGTGAGGGTATGTTGAACACAGATAATTTTTTACGTCCTATGTTAGGTAAATTAAAAAAAGTTGGTAAAACTTTTCAAGATTTATACGTTGCAGAGGATGATTTATTTAAAATATATAACTTTGCAGTAGAAAGAAAAAGACTAGCAACTGCTTATGGCAAAGCTGGTATATCTAGAACACCAAGACAATTAAAAGAAGAGGCAGCAGATATCGTAAGAAATACGGTGCCAAACTATGCGTATGTATCCGACACTGTTAGAGCGTTACGTGTATTACCGTTTGGTAACTTTATGTCGTTTCCATCAGAAATATTAAGAACATCTACAAATATTGTAGAGCGTGCACTAAAAGAAATAAGAGATCCTGTAACAGGCAGTGTAAACATATTTACAAGCACAAATCCTTTGAAAGGCATAGGTTTTAAAAGACTAGCTGGTATGGCAACAACTACTGTCGTAGTTCCTGCTACTGTTACAGAGGGTGCAAAAGCTTTGTACGATATTACAGAAGATGAACTAAAAGCGTTAAAAAGATTTTTACCTGAGTGGTCACAAAATTCTACAATTGTGCCCATTAGAAAAGAAAATGGTGATCTTATGTATGTAGATTTTAGTCATGGTAATGCGTACGACACGTTAGCTAGACCATTTGTAACGTTACTAAATTCTGTGCAAAGAGGAGAGGACAATGAAAAATCTTTGATTGATAGTTTTGTCAGAGGTAGTGCAGCTGCTTTTGGAGAACTATCTGATCCATTTATATCAGAATCTATCTTTACAGAAGCTATGAATGACATTTGGTTTAGAGGTGGTGTAACAGCGGATGGTAGAAAATTATATACAGACCAAACTGCAGCTGGTGATAAACTTGCAATACAAATAAGACACTTGGCTGTAGCGTTAGCACCATCTTACAAACAGTTTGTTAGAATAGGACTAGGTGCAACAGACAGAGTTGGACCTTTTCTTGGTGTTGGTAAACGAGGAGAAGAGTATAGAGTATTACCAGAGGTAGCAGGCTTTTTTGGTTTTAGAGGTGTAGATATTAAACCATTAGACGCCATGGGTTTTAAAGTTACAAGTTATCAAGCAGGTATTCGTAACGCTAGAAGAGAATTTACAGGTGGTGTATTTGGTGTCTTATCTGGTGGTAGAAAAACACCGAATGATGTTATTGAAAGATTTATTGCAAGTAATAGAGCTAGATTTAATGTTGAAAGAGAAATGTATCGAGATATAAAAGCAGCACAACTATTAGGTGTTGGCACAGAAAAACTTAGAACAGAGTTTAAAGATAGACAAGTAGCTGCAAAAACTTTTGAAGCTTTAAATAAAGGTAAATTTTCACCATACTTTCCATCAGAAGACATACAAGAAAGATTTAGAGAGATCTCTAGAAACATAGGTGAGGCAAATCCGTTTCAAATAGCTAATCCAATATTAAGAGTGTTAGACAGATTATTTAGACAACTACCATTAACATCTAGTTTTGATATAAATCCAGCAGACTTTTTAATTCAAGATATTCCAACCAACACTGCGCCACCATTGGCTAGAACAGGACCTGTTATACAACAACCACCAAGAGCAGACGTGATACCACAAACCGGGTTGACAGCAACAGAGACTGCCTTATTATCACCCGAAGAACAAATTATAAGACAAAGGACTCGAACTTAATGGCTATTGAACCGAAAACAACTAGAGAACACATTGTATCCCTGTATGGACACATCAAGGGTGTCAAAAAAGATATTAATCA